CAGCTTTGTAATTAACTGATGTCAGTTGTCTTACTAGATATTCTTTAAGCTCTGGTGATGTTGTAAAAGGAGGTTGTTCCATCATCTCACCCCATTAGTTACATATTCTATGTCTAAACCACTTAAAGTAAATGGCAATAACCCAATTGACTTAATACGCCATGACAATAGCTTTCCAGTCGTTCTAATATCAACCTTGCGCATGGTCTTAGGGTTAAACAATACTTCTGGCTTCCAACGTACAGCACCACCTACAAAGTCTTGTGAACCTAACTGTATGCTAACAGATTCGTTGGATGTTAAGTGTGGGTATACACTTTGTGTTGTTGTTACCACTTCCTGCCCTTCTAAGGCAAAACTAAGCCTTTCTAGCAACGTATTTTGAACAGTAGTGTTATCGTCTAGCTCTAGTGAAACTATTGCGCTATTGACGTTATTTGTACTTACAATCGTTTTAGAGAATACTGATGTTGCATCATATGTCCAAACCCTTGATGATGTGTCCCAAGTGTCTGATATATTGCTCCATAATAAAGGTGTTGCAAGATTCACACCAAATGTCAATCCTGTTGTTGATGAAGGTATATTGCGAATTGAAGTAGTGCCGTCAACGTAGTTAAATATAAACGCAATGTTAGGTAGCTTATTTCCTACTTCTGGAATACAAAACCATATCTCTTTGGTAATAGGATTGGTTAAAGCAAATGAATTAGCAAAATAAGTTGTATCAATGTTGTTAGTTAATCGTGTTTTTAACTGTTTATTTAATATAGACTGTATAGAGTTTCCATCATTAGATAATATATCGCCATCAGATAAAAAGTAATGTGATCCATTGGCTTCTGCTACACAATTTTTAGCCAACAATCCATGATTAGTCGTTAATACTTGACGTTGCCAAATAAACTCTCCACCAACATAATTTAATAAGTTAATTCCTTTTTCTGAATAAAGAATAAAACTATCTCTTAATGTTTTACCATCAACCAGTGCGCCCATGTCGCCACCAACAGATGCTTTCCCAGCTATGGCAGATAAGTCTGACTCGTCCCAAGTATAAGGTAGACCATTTACATCAGCAGGATTGCTCCAGCGGTAAGTTGATGGAAGTGTTGTTCCTCCTTCTGACAGATTAAGAGCAAATAAAAAGTCTTTATGCGATCTTATAACATTTGCGCTGTAACCTTTTGCTTGCCACGTATGAGTTGGATCAAAATTAAGAGGTTTAAGTATCTGTGTTGTTTGTTGTGGCGACCAATATTCTGGATAATGCTGTCTATTATTAACAATCGGAATACTTCCAAGCATACATCCCTGCCAATACAACTCTCCATCTGTACTAATACCAGGATAGCCAGTTGCAGAAGTTATCGGTGTCCATGCTGAACCGTTATATACCCATGCTGCTGATTGACCTAGTAGCACATAAAAATTACCGCTTGCCACATTGACTGACATAATTAAACCTGCCTTAAAATTGGCTGGTGGTGTAGCCAATGTTTTAGACATGTTTGATGATTTAATCTTGTTATTTAAAAGCCTGTAATTTGTCCCGTAAGTAAATACTTCAGGAGGAAGATCACAAGGTTCTAAGTCAAAATTAACATTTTGTAACCCTAAATTATTAATCTTTAATAATGGCATGAGAATTATTCCCACATAATATTCATAGTTCCACCATTAAATGTATCAGTCCCTGTGGACATTTGTAACTGAACTCTATCTATTATTCCTGCAAAATTTTTAAATCCTACTGATAGTGCAGTGCTTGATGTGTTATATCTAACTTGTCCAGAAATAGTATATAAAGCACCATTTACTCTTGTTATAACTACTTGACCAGTATAAACATTTGCAGACCCACCACTGTTTTGCAAATCCCAAGAAGTTGTTGCACTTGCAGAGCTTGCAACTGTAGAAGCGCCAATAGCATTATTTACAGAATCATATCCTGATGCTTCATAGCTTCCCGATCCTGCTCTAATCGCAGGAAGCCCAGCAGCTACTGTTGTAACCCCACTTAATAAAATAGTTATACGTCTTGCCCAGCTTGGAATACCAGTAAATGATACTGTTGCACCTGAAGCTGTAACTGCTGTGCCTGTTATTAATGGTGCATAAGTAGCTGTTGCTGAGTTGCCTGTACAAGTTGTAGAGGTGGTGGCATTAGTCGCATTGGTAGCGTTAGTCGCACTATAAGCTGTTGCTGCGCTTCCTGTAAAACCAGTGCTATTAAACTGCCCTACAGTAGCACCATTACATCTAACATTCATTACGCCATCAGATGCCCATGACATGCCTGTATCTTGTCCTGCATCAGAGTTAAACATAAATCCTGCGTCTGCAAGTAATGTTGTTCCTGATACATAACTATTTCCAACTACATGTAGTTTCTGAGCAGGACTAGCTGTGCCAATACCAACATTTCCAGAACCATCTGCATGTACATTAGCAACAAGGTTTCCAATACCACTATTGTGAAGTGAATTTAACTCAGCCTCAGTTGCTGTAATAGGTGTATTAAATCCAGTTCCAATAGAGCCAGGAAACTGTGCCTGTAAAACTGATTTTATTAATCTTATATGGTTATCACCCTGATTAACTGGGTCAGTTTCGGTTGGGTTTGATGTAATAAAACTTGATATAGTTGTGCCTGCTTCTAAGCCCATAATATTTACCCTGGGAAAGTAGTTAAAGAAGTACCTGACCAAGTAGACTTGGAATCATTGTTTGTTATTTCACTTAATGCTTGATTAAATCTAGCGTCCCACATAGTGGCTGAGTTTGCATCTTTAATAAAACTATTAATCTCAACTAATAATCCAAAAATATAAGTATCTGGATTAGAGTCAGACAACCAATTTGTAGTTGTGCTGGAAGATAGTGGTGGCAATGTTTGAAAGTAATCAATCTCTAGTGAATGAGTATTATCATAAAAAGGTTGTACATGAATATCTCCAGAAATAACGGTATAGCATGGAAATTGTGTTTCACCATTGTTAATAATGTTTGCCATCTGTTCTGGATTGACTTGCAACAAAGTTACTCTACTTTTTGAGTTATTATTATCAATAACCTTAATAGAGCGCATAACAGAATAGTTTATTGGCAATGAATAATATTCAGTTGTACTGTTCATTGGTGTTGTAGCTCTGCATGACATATCAAGCGTCATAAGAAGTCTATTAATGCGAGCCTCAGTAACACGCATAAATAGATCAATGCGAGATGTCACCTCTGTATCTTGCCTATCAGCATAACCAAGCGTTAAACTTACAATGTCTGCATAATTCATTTTTTAATTCCAAGTTGCAGTTGGTGGTGTTTGTTTTGTCCATACTGATGAAGTATTATCGTCCTGACAAGTCCATACATCAACAAAATCCTCTCCTATCTCCCAGTTACCAATAAATATTTTTCTTCTTGATGTAAAGCCTACATAATTATATTCACCATTAATGGCATAGACTTTAAAAGCTTTAAGTAAACTTGCGTTATTACCTGTGTAACTATAAACACCATTTAATGCTGTTAATGTTTGAGAAAATACAGCGTTATTACCTGTATAAGTATAAGTTCCATGTAATGCGTTTAAAATCCTATTAACCAGTAAATCTGATGTTAATCCTATATATGTATAGGATTTATTTTGTGTAACTAAATCAAGTGCAGAAAACGGCAACTCTGCAATAGAGATTGTATTATTTACTTTACTTGATGCTGTTAAAACTCTATTAACAATTAGATTAGATGCAGAACCTGTATAAGAGTAGGTTCCATTTAATGCAGTTATGCTTCTATTAATAAAAATATTAGCGTCTAATCCTGCATATAAATAATCTCCATAAGATGTTGTGTTATGTTCAAAATCAGCAAATGGAGATTGCGCAAAAGCGGTTAATCCAAACATTAGTCTTTAAGCATCATACCAAGACCACCAGCAACGCCACTAGCAAGCAATAATAATTGATCTATAGGTTTATTCATAAAAATAAGAACTGCTCCTATAATAGCTGTGGCAACCCAGATAAGACCACGTTTAGTTGATGCTTCTGACCAGTCTATTTTCATTCTGTCACCTCTTCTTTTGGTAATGCTTCAACCTGAGGCACAGCTTGTGCTTTTATCTTCTCTACAAGTTCAGCTACCTGAATATATGGTGCTTGACCCAATGCTTGTAGGATTAAGTTTATTTCTTGTACTGTTAAATTTAAGTTTATCATTATGCTGCCCAAGGTAATGGTGGTGTGACAATAGTCGGGTTAATTTGTGCTTCAATTTGGCTTGCTACGTTTGTTTCATACGATGCTACTTGTTCTGCACCCAACGATGCTTGTGTCCAAGCAACTACTTGATCTAAAGTTAGATCCGCATAAGGCACATAATTAGGTTTGTCAGGATCAACTTCAAATGATGCTGTGCCATATACTGAACCTGTGTAAGTACCGTCTGTAGCTGTGAGTGTCCAGTGGCTTGTTACGACATAATCAAGCATTCCGTTGACATCAGGTTTGCAGTTCATCGCTACGATATTCCAAGTGTTTGTTATTGACATATTATATTCCTGCTTTAGTTAGTCTTGCTGTTAATGCTTCGATGAGGGTTTGTTGTTCTTTAATTGCAGCGGTTAATGTAGCTACTAAAAATGAAGTATCAATGCCTTGATAGACTGGTTTTCCTTCAGCATCTACAGCATCTTTTTCTCCTGTTACGCAATCAGGTACAATTTCTTGTAGTTCGTGTGCAATGAAGCCTTGACTATTAGAACCATCTGATTTCCATGTAAATGTACATGGTTTGAGTAATTGTATTTTGTCCAATGCGTTAGTCATTGGAGATACATTTTCTTTTAGGCGATAATCTGAAGAAGTGTTATATGCAACATTACTACCATTAGAACTAATAGTGCCAATTTCTGTACTAGCATTACTAAATCCCATCATGTAACCATTGGTACCAGTATTTTTTAACGCAATAACAGGATAATTACCTGTTGAAGTTATAAATGAAGCAATACCCGCATTAAGTTGCGCCCTAAATGTTTCATCACCACGAATAATTTGTGTTGTGCAATTAAACATAGGAGTGCCACTAGAGCCGATGCGCATGCGTTCTGTGCCGCCAGATTCCAATACAGTTACGCTACCACCTATATTTAATTGAGCGTAAGTGCTTAAAGCTCCATTCATTGCTGCTATTTGTGAAAACCCAACTGACGTAATATAAGGTCTAAATCTAAATGCCGCAGTTGCATTTCTTAAATATGTAACAGTATCATCTGCGCCATACACCTCAAACTTACCGTTTGGACTACTCGTCCCAATCCCCACGTTGCCTGAAGCATCTTTGTATATCTGCCCTGAACCGATGTTCAGTATGTCAGTAGAACCTGTAAGGGTTCCTGCATAAGTTGGCGATGTCAATGTTGGATTTGTTGCAAATACGGCTTTACCAGTCCCTGTTTCATCGCTTATTGCAAGTGCTAGTTGAGCAGAAGTAAAAGACCCTAAAGATGTTGAGTTACCAATAGAGCTAACTGCTCCTGAAAGATTAGCATTAGTAGTGACATTACCAGCAGTTAATCCAGAAGCAGTGCCAGTGATGTTAGTACCTACAAAAGCAGCTGGCGTACCCAATCCTATAGCGTTTCCACTACCGTCTAACCAAACACCTTTCTCAGCAGGATAAGTAACAAATACATCCTTAATACCAGCAGTAAATGTTACCAAAGCACCAGAGTTAGATGACGCTAAGACTGTAGTTCTAGCAAGTGTGTTTCCAGAACTTGAATAAGTACCAATACCTACTTCCCAATTAGAGCCAAACTGGTCTGAAATACAGTAATAAGTAGTATTGCCATTGCCAACAACAGAAAATGGTTGAAACCCAATGCTAGAGCCTAATAAAGTAGCTGCTCCTGTGCCTACAACAATAGTTGTTTCTTTAACACGATCTTTTAATGCAAGAGCCATTATAATTCCTTAAGTTATTTGAAACACGCCATTGACTGAATCAAGTACAATCTGCACTGTTTCAGAAGCTGAAATAAGCTGGCTTGAACCATAGTCCCAGCAACCTATTGGAACATTTAATGTTGAGTTATAAAGAATCGCATAGCGATAGGTAAATCCTGCGCCTGTTGCTGTCCAAATAGCTGGACTTGCAAGTACAAGCTTAAATATTCCACCAGATTGAGATGATGATGTTGTAGCACAAGTATTGCCACCTGCTGTATAACCACCAGCGGTAGGTAAATCTGTTGTTCCAGCTACAAATGATGTATCGGCAATGTTGATAGTATTTGCTAATGCTACCTTCCAAACATCTGTTCCTGCATTTGTGCCTTCTACCAGTGACTCAACTCCAGCAGTGTATTTTGTGTAAACCGATATAGCCATTATAATTCCTTACATCAATAATAAGTCAGCTTCTAATTGCCTTCTTTTAACTAAACCATTAAGAATAGTTCCATTACTCTTATTCCATTTCTTGATCTCTGTTGATGCAGAAACCCAGTTACCTTTATCAACCCTTAGTTTTAATGTTGATTTATTGTAATTCGTTATGCCTAAATTATAAACAAAATCCGCTATTGCAGCTTGTTTTTCCATGTTAGCAGTTGCTAGTATTGGTGAAGCCTTAATCGCCTCATTAAAAGCCTGTAATGCGGTTTTAATTATATCTTCATCAGCTTGCTGTTGTGTCCATACCATTCCTTCCTTGATGCCTTTGGTTTGCCCATATCCTATAGTCCATATTCCTGCTGGACATTTATATGCAGTTAATTTACATCCTTCACTATCTTTAATGAGTTTTATTAATATCTCTAATGCACTCATTAATTCTTACTCGTTATATACACAATAAATGCAAAGATAGCTGATACACTAAAAACTACTCCTCCAAAAAATCCTTTATTATTATGAGCATTTTTTTGAAGTTCATCTAATATTAAAAATATTCTATCAGAACGTCTGCGTGATTCTTCACGGTCATGGTGTATATCTTGAAGCAATGCTTCTATTTGCTGTTCTACTTTAGCTACTCTGCAATTAATGTCAGGCATATCAACGCTCATGAAGTTAATGTGATATTAACAATAGTCCCAGGAGATACATTAGTGTATGGAGCTACACTTTGAGCTGTCACTAATCCTGTTGTTAATGTAACTGTTCCTAATTTCAAACTAGCAGATACCAAAGCATTGGTAGCTTGAGTTAATGTCATACCAATTAATGTTGGTGTAACTATCTGAGATTTTCCTAATCCTTTTAGACTTAATCTTCCTTCATCTGGATTTTTGCTTCCTATCCATACGTTTCTTGCAAAATCAAGGAACTTAGCCATTAGTGTTTACCTTGCACTAAGCACATCTTACCTTCTGTTGACTTTAGAAATCTATTCATTTCTTGACCTGCAATTTGACTGTCAGGACTGTTGAGATCGTATCCATCTCTTAGTGCTTTCTCAAACATAATAAATGGTATAGATGCCACCATACGCCCAAATGACTCACCACTTTGTTTACCTAAATCATGCAATGCGCCTTGGTTCTTTCTAAGTTCAGCGTTACGTTCTAGTATCAGTTTTTCAGTTGGCTGACTTGTTTTATGAGTTAGCGTATTACTGTGGTTATCAAAAAACATTTCACTTTTGATTACGCTGTCCATATATTACACCTTTTTTAAAAATTCTGATAATGCTTCAGCTTCTGCTATTGTAACTTCTCCTTCAGCATTTGGAGCAATAACACCACTCTCAAAACTAATAGGATCAGTAAATATATTTTTAACTTTTACTGTCTTGGGTTTTGCTTCTTTTACTTCTTTTGTTGTAGCCATTTTATTTCCTTGGTAAAAAGAAAGCCCACCTTTTACAGTGGGCTACCTTGTTTAAGCAGTTACAGCAGATGCAATAGTAATATCACTAATGATTGCGTGTGACTTCTCAGTGTTACAAATCAAAGTCCAATCAACAGACATTTGACGGTTTTCAGCCAAACCAGTTTTAGCCAATTCTTCAGTTCTGTAGCCTTTTAAGTAAGACAAAGCTAAGTAAGAAGGATCAAGAATAAACACGTCAGCAGATACACCAGATGATGAATAAACACCAGTTGTAGAACCAGCAGTTCCTGTGTAAGGAATTTGTAAACGGTTTGGAACTAATTTCAAAGTACCAAAATCAGTAACAAATACATTCACAGCACCCATAGCAGTTGCAGCAGAAGCTGATTTGCCTTGGTCACTCATTAGAGTTGCTACACGAGCAGATGAAGTGAATAAATATTCACTGAATCTTCTAATAGTGCCAGGAACTGACATCATGATGCTTGGATCACCACCTTGAGAATATACAGATTGAACTGCGTCACGAACTAAAGTTTCAGTTAATGCACGAGCAGTACCATAAGTACGTTTCAAAGTTACACCAGATGATTGAAAACCACCGACTGCGCCAGTTGCACCAACTGAAGCATTAGTAGTCAACCAAGATGGTAAACCACCAGCGTTACCAGCAGCAGAGCCAGTGTCAGCAAAAGAGGCTTGGTTGGTCAATGCAATGGCTTCAACGTCACGACGCAACTCTTGTTGTCTACGCATCATTTGGTAGCTCAACTCTTTAGTACGACCAATCACATCAGAAGAATCTGCTCTGAAAGATGTACGAACTACTTTAGTAGAAATTTGGTGATGATTACCAACTCTTAAGCCAGTAACAGTGTTGTTACCAGAAGCATCTGAACCGTCAATAACTGCATTGGTTAAGTTAGGTGCAGAAAGCGCATCAGTTGTCCACTCTTTGTATGGATTGCCTGAAGTTTCAGTACCAATCGCATCAGTAAATGGTAATGGGATTTTAGAAATATCCCAGATTTGGTTCATTACATCTTCACGGATTAAACCGCCACGAACAACACCTTTAAGTGTTGCTGCGTCTAAATTAGCTGTACTCATATCGATACCCTTTTAAAAAAAATTAATATAATCCGCCAAGCAATTCTGCTATGGCATCAGTTTCAGCGTTACGTTTTTGATAGCCATTAGAAGATTTTGCAATCTTTGTTAGTTTATCAAGTTTAGTAACTGATTTGGTTGTCTTGCCTGTACTCTTTTGATACTTTGGTAAGTTCACATCAAGTTTGGTCTTAACATTCTTTATGCTTGAACGATATTTCATGGCATCTTTTACCACTTCTAACATCCTAGCATCTTGTATGCCACCAAACTCTTCTGGTGAAAAACCATAAGCATCTGCTACAAAATCAGTCATCTCTACTAAAGCCTTTTTGAATACTTCAGGTTTTGCCCATGAAGGATTTTTCTCTAAGACCTTATCAGCCTGACTTTTAATATACTCTTGTTGAATAGCCTGTTGTTCTGCTGTCAACTGTTGACCAATGCCCTGCATTTCATTATTTACGGCATTTGAGATTTGTTCAATCTCATTGTTTCGTAAATTGAAATCCTGAACCATTGCTGCATATTCACCAGGATTATCAACTCTAAGTCTATTCCAATCAACATCCTTATAACTCCCCATTAAGGTATCTTTAAGATGCTGTGTCAGTTTATTTACTGTTTCTATTTTACTAACATACTCATTAGCAACAGCGTTCTTAATATTGTCAAAATCTCGCCTATCATCAGCAAGTTGTTTTGACTTATTAGTATTGCTCTTATTGCTTTGGTATCCAGCAATTAAGTCTTTAACTCCAACTGTACTTACCTTTCCATCAACTTTTACATTGATTCCAGCTAAGTTACCTTCTTCGTCAAGGACTACATTTTTTTCGTCAATGCCAAGTGTATTAGCCCAAGTGACATCTTCGTCAGAATCAGTTTCTTCAACGTCATCTGTTTCCTCATTATCTGCATCTTCCATCTCTTGGGTAGAATCGTCTGGTTGGGTATCATCCTCCTCTGATTCTTCAATTTCTGGCTTCTTAACAGATTCTTTTTCTGGTTCACCTGATAACAGGTTAGCAATTTGATCCACCATGTTTACGCTTCCAGCTTCGCTTGATAGCTCTGCCGTTGAAGTAGTATCTTGGTCTGACATTTTTAATTTCCTTTTTGTAGTTGAGCTAGTCGCCCAGTTTCTATATCTGAAGTTATATCATTCTCAATAATTTGTAATGCTTTTTGTTGAGCCTTTATCAATTTTAAACTTTCTATATCATCTGTAAACAAAAACTGCCTGTATAAGTCTGCATTTTTATTAATAATATAATCAGCTAAATAAGTTGAGTAAGCCCTGCTTGCCTTATTCCCTAACTCTATTTCATCTTCAACCGTCATACATATTGTTCCTGTTCTGCTCATAATTAACATCTTGAGATGTATTTGATGATGATTCCAACTCTGTTAATTTAAGTGCTGTTTGAGCATACAGCTGGTCATACTTGAACTTTATATCCTCTAAATCTTTTTCAGCCATCTGTACTGCTTTAGCTTTGTCTAATTCAGCCTTTAACTGTTCCAATTGAATCTGGAATGATTGCTTCTCCATTTCACGTTGATGCTTACCTAACTCAACTTGACCTTTAATAGCAACATTCTGCATCTGCGCTTCTGCTGTAGTCGTTGCTGACTTAGCCAATTCAGCTTGCATACGCATCTGCTCAAGTTGTGCCTGTTGCGCTTCCTGCTGTTGTTGCTGTTGTGTTTGTTGCGCTTGTTGCGCTGCTTGCTGTCCCTCTTGGCTTGACGGATCAACAAAATACTTGTTAGCTGAATCCAATCCTGAGAACTTACAGAAGTCATCTATAGTTGCGTATATTTTATTAGGATTAGTTAATACTTGTCCTGGCATTGCCATAACCTTTTCTTGCAACATCTGAACCTGTTGTATGGCTGCAAGTTTAGCTCTAGTGTCACCAGTTCCAGTTCCAACACGCACAGAACTTTTTGTGCGTTCTTCCCACTCTGCTGGATTAACCTTTACCCATTGACCACGAAACTTAAAGTCTTGTACTGTATCAACGTGCATAGTTACAAGATCACGAATCTTATTGCATAAAGGTTTGATTCCAGTTTCACAAATAACACGAATGATTAAACCAACTAATTCTTCCTTAGCGTTCATCATACGCTCAACACCTTGTGAGCCAACTGCATTACCAATGTTTTCAGGTGAAGCAGTACCATCTCCAGAAACACCTGTACGACCTGCCTTAACTTCATCAAGATACTGCATCATTGTGAAAGCAGCATCTCCAATAGCAGGCGTTTGCAATGGCATGATTGCATCTGTTCTTTTTACACGGATTAAACCACCAGGTCTTGATACCAAAAGATCATCAAGATTAACTTGACCTTCAAGTACAACATTACGCTGATTGTTTTGCAGATACATGTTATCCATGATGTTGCGGATAATTGCAGTCTTGTTATCTTGGATAGACTTCAGACGGTCAAATATAGATAGACCTTGAAACTTATGCGACATTAAGATAGCGGTAGTTGATATCCAAGGCACACTATCTATTTCTTCTTTGTTTAAGATAACAGTTGGAGTTTCAACACCAGCCACTGTAATCTTCATTAACTCAGCTATACCATCACCATTAACATCAAGCTTCAAATAACACTCAGTAACTTCTACTAATCTGTTAGCATCATCTGAACTTAATACAGATGGAACTTGTGTTGGTTCATTCTGGTAATTAAACCTGTAAGCAGACCTAAGTAGATCAGAACTTACTAAGTTTTCAATATCTTCGTCCTTGTATCCTTCTTCCCTTAGATCAGATATAGTTTTATTAACTATATGACATGTAAATCTAGCATTAACTAAGCTAATGCTGTTGTGCTGTGTATTAACCCTAAACTCTTCAGGTGCTACAGGATCAATACAAATCTTCCCACACTTCTCTGTTACCTTAATCTTTGCACTATAAGTAACAGGTTCTTGCTCTAATGGATTTTCTGATTGGCTTTCATCTTCAGTTAATTCTAATATCTCAGTATCTTCATCCATCAAGGCGACAGCTAACTGATCTTCTGTTAAGCCTGAATAATTATAGGTGGTTATCTTTTCATCATCTTCATAATAAACTTTTAACATTCCATTGCGTTGCATAAGTGCATCTTTCACAAATTGATGGATTAAAGTAAACCCATCATTTTGCTTCATTAATACATCATATACATACTCTGATTCAATCTGCGCTTGTAATTCATCAGCCTCATTAACAGCATCAAAAACCACTACCTCATTGTTCTGAGTAAATGATTTCATGATCTGAGGCATTATCCATTCAATAGCATCAGCAACATCTGTTGATACTAAACTGGAACGTCCTTCCTGTTCATTGCCTAACGGAAGCCCAAGATAATATCTGAGCGGTTCTTGCAGTGAAGGAGATGAAGTTGTGCTGATATCAGCATTAGCCATTTCATTCTGGATAATTGCCAATATCTCTGAATCAGTCATTTTAGCCATTATTAGCAGCCTTTTTTCTTACCAGGCATCATGGGAGATGGAGCTTTTTTTGATTTAGACTTAGCCATTTTTAATCCTCTGTTGTTAAATTATACCGCTTTGTATATATGAATAATCTAATGCTCCTGAACTCCAAGAGTCATTAGTCATATTCTGTTCAGCCATGGCAAGATATCTAAAACAATCTGCACCATGAGAGCTATCATCATGTAAAGGCGCACCAAATGTTCCTGTACTTTGATTTTGTGTACGTCTATATCGTTTGATCTGGTTAAGTAGTTCAGATGCTTTATTATCAATCCAAACTCTCCCAAACATCATCCTTGCCATCTTAATTCCTTCTTCTATATCTTCACGTCCAAGTACATTAACACTTCTTCCTAAAGCCATTAATATTTCTTCAGTAGACTTTCCAGACTTAAAATCACGGCTTCTTCCATCGTGTGGAATATAGTCTGTGCCGTAATTGTAACCCTTTGATCTTAATTCATCAATATAACTATCTAAAGTACGATGTGAGTCTTCTATGTAATCTATAATCCTAACTTCACCAGAGCCTGATCTTTGCACCATGATAATGGACATTGAATCGTTCCAACCTAAGTCCCAAACTGTATGAACCTTTAGCAATGGATCGTATGGAGCATTACCTAATCTTTTCTCAAGATGAAGTTTAGTAATTTCATTAACATAGATTGCGCCTTCAACAGCAGGTCTACATTCTCCGTCCCAAACTGTCTTGTATCCTTCAGGATCACGCTTTAACCAGTTTAGTCGTTCCTTTTCAAGCTCATCAGGAAACCAAGGATTATCTGAATAATTGCATTTTATAACAACAGCTTCTTCATTATCTGTCAATACAAATCTTTTATAGGTTTCATCTGTATCTAACTCTGGATTAAATGTAATCCATATTTCACTACCAGGCTTTCTAATCGTTGGAATAAGAACGTCCCATGATTTCTTTGTGCAAACCTGAGCTTCCTCAACCCAACATATGTCAACACCTTCAAAAGACTTTAAATTAGTAATGCCTTGTTGACGAATACCTGCAAAACTAAATTCAGATCCATTTATTCCAACTATCTTTGTTTCAAGTACAGTAAACATGTTCTGTAAACCAAGTATATCAATCTGATCCTTCAAAAGTTTATGAACAGACTCTTGTATAGACTTTTGAGTTTCCCTAGCACATAAAACTCTTATTGGTTCATTAACAGACTTAATGATTAATGCTCTTGCAACACTCCAGCTCTTACCTGAACCACGTCCTCCGTAAATAACCTTGTACCTTTTAGGTTTAAATATTTCCTTAAGACTTGGAGGAAACTTTGCTTTAATCGTCGCCAAAAGAAACCTCTATTCTATGGACTATTGCTCCACCATCTGCACCAGTTACTGTATTATCGCTCCTTGCAAGCTTTGGAACATGATATTCAATAACACTTTGAAACAACTGAAACGCACGCTCTGGATTTGTTTCAGCCACTTGGTCAAGCCATCCAGTTAATCTATGTGCATTGCCGTCAACAAAATCTGCAATAGCTTGTCTTGCTTGTACAGTTGCAACATTTTGCACACCCTTTTGACGACCGCCTGTTTTTTCTCCACCTGCTTTTCCTAATGTTGCCATATCTAATTTTGTCTTTTTTAGACAACTCCTTATCTTAAAATTAGTTATTAAAAATACTGACTGTTCCAATTAATAAACGCCACCTTTGGTGACTCCCCATAAGCAACTCTGTCTGCACTATAGCACTTCCAGTAATTGCCAACCCATTTAATCTTTGGTTT